TAGGTGGTCGGGTAGCCTTCGCCATAGCCGAACGCCGTCAGCGCGGTATCGTACAACTCGGGCGGCAGCAGCGCGAAGCGGGGGAAGACGCCCAGCACCTTGGAGCTCGTGAGCTCGGTATGCTGGAAGACGGCCGCGCGCACCACGCCCCACTCTGCCGCAGCGAAGGCCGTGGTACCCAGGTTGGCGTGGTCGGTGTGGAAGAGCGCCTTGGAGTCGGTGTCCAGGGTGGGACCCACGCCGGCGTTATCGGTGAAGAGGGCCGAGACGGCCGCCGAGCGAGTGCGCAGGGCAGCGATGGCCAGCGCGCGCGGGATGGCCTGGATGCGGAGAATGTCGGAGTTCTTTATCATCTCGCGCGTGATACCGACGTACCCACCCTTTTTCACGAAGGCGTCCGCTTCCTTCGCGTCGCCGACGCTGAGCTCGGTGTATAACCCGGCTTCGGCCACGGTCGGGATGTTGGCGATACCGCCAAAGGTGATCCACTTCATGCTCTGCAGGCTGCCGTCGTTGGGCGCCACCATCACGATGCGCTCATACCACCGCCAGTGGGTCAACGCCGAGAACTGCTCGATAATGACGCGGTTCATGGCGTCCACCGCCAGGGCCGGCAGGGTGGCCGTGGTCGCGCCAGTCAGCATGACCCGGTCGCGGTCGAACATCCCGCGCAGCTCGAAGTCGCCGGTCAGCGCCCAATAGATGGCGTCCGCCCGGCGAAACTGTGGGTCGGGCAGCGGCGCACCCCTCACGCCGAACAGCCAATCCACGTTGCCGGCGAAGCGTTCCAGGCCGCTCCGCGTGGAGAGGTACGAGGCCACCTTGTCAGCGGGCGCACTTCCCATGCCCTTGACCGCCGTCCTCTCTTCCTTGGCCGCCACCGCGGTGGCGAGCTCGTCCACCTTGGACGCCAGCGCAGCGATGGCGGTCGCCTGCTTCTCGCGTTCCTGGTCCCCGACGATGGCCGCCAGCTTCTCGATTTTGCCGACGACCTCGTCAAGGTTGGGCTCAGCCGGGGGCACCACCACAGGCGGCTGGGCCAACTTTGTATCTTCGCTCATAGGGTCACCTCCGTTATGAGCCACTACACCCGCTTTGGACAGGGCCGCACGTACGCGCCCCTCCGCCGCAGGACCAAACACAATGTCACACGATTCGACGTGGTCAATGCTGGTGGTCATCCGCATACCGTGCGCGTCGCGCTCGGTCTTGCCATAGAACACCAGGCTCAAGCCCACGTCAGGCACTTCTTTACCGGCCGCCTCGTCGCTCAGAAGCTCGTCCAGGAGAGTCACGAGCCAGCCGGCCGAGGAATACAAGCGAATTCCGCCCACAACGGCCTGTAGCGCGTCGTCCCAGGCCGGGTCAAAGGTCACTGCCGCCAGGTTGTGCATGGAGGGATAGCCGTCAGAAAAAAGCCCCTCGTCCGGGTGGTCCACAAACACGGCCACGCCGTTGAGTTTGGGCACTGCCGCGCGCAGCGTCTCGGCCGGGATTATCCAGTCGGCCGGCGTCCCGCTGCGAGTGCGGACGAGGCCCGCCTTGCAGAACTGAACGGCATACTCACGCCGGGTCCCGGTCCCCTTCGCTGTCAGGCGGATTAGAGTCCTCTCCGGCATTATCGCCACTATCGCCTCCGCCATCGCCCTTTCCTGTTCCGGGGTCGGCGGATCCACTAGGTCTAGTTGGTTGGGCATGGTCCATAACCTCCTTGATCTGCTCCTCGCTCAGCACTTCGCCGGCGAACTTGAAAGCGGTTCTAATCGCGAGCTCGTCGGTAATCCAGCCGTTGGCGCGCATTGTGGCGAACGCACCCACAATGGACTCGGCCGCTTCGGCCAGGGCCGTGTTATCGGTCCGGCTCACGTCCGGCACTTCGACCTTGAGGCCCAAATCGAGCGGCAGCCGCAGGCCCAGCGTGACGCAGCGCCGCGCGTGGGCCGCCTCGACCAGGTCGGTGATTATATCGACGAGGCACACTTGCCGCATGCGGAAATGGCGCAGCGTGGGGTCGCCCATCTCCTGGGCCGTGCTGCGCGTCGCACTCGCCCCTTCGCCCAGGAAGTGAAGCGGAATATTCGCGCCGGCCGCCATAGCCAGGCGCAGCGCTAACCCGTCATCTTTGGCCTCGTAGGCGCCGATGTTGGCCGAGGGGAACTTGAGTTCTTCGCCCTTGCCGTGGACGAAGATACCGCCCCCGGTGGGCGGGTTGGTCGCGTACTGCGCGCGCTTCTTCTCGACCTGGGAGTCGTCGTCTACGATGACCTCCGCGCACGCCAGGTCATTCCGGACCTTGTTGGCGCGCACACGCTCCTTGAGCCATTCCACGTACCGCCGCGCCCACGGCAGCAAGGGCGTAAGGTCGCCCTCGCCACGCGTAGCGCCCACCGCCTTGTTGACGGTGAAGTGGAGGAGAACCGGCTCGTCCGGCCGAGCAGTGAGCAGCGAGGCCCAGCGCTTCGGCTGCATACTGAACGCGCCAAGCTGCCCGGTCACAACGGGGAGCTCAATGTACCCGGTCTCCTTCTCGTAGTCCTCCGGGTCGGTCTCCACCGTGGTGATCTGGCGGGCCGGGATGGCGCGCACGTACTGCATGCCAGTTACGCGATTGGGGAAAAGGGCAATGAACAACTCGCCGGCGCGGGTCAACTCGTCGCACCAGGCCGGCAGGCGCCCGGCGATGCGGTTTTGCTTGTCGGTCCAGAAGTCGTCAACAAACTCCTTGGCCCAGGGGTGCGTGGCGCTGACGTGAATCCCATCGCCTACCACGTAGGCCGTCGTCAAGCGCACGATCTGCCGGATAAGGAAATTCTGCCGCCAGGCGTCGAGCGCATCGACCAGGTCCATGAGCACGTCGGCCCATGGGCGATCTTGCGGGCCGTAGCCACTCAGCGGCAGCCAGCGGCCGACGTCCGTCACCTTGGCTTCTTCGGAGATGGACCACAGACGGGACCACACGCGCGCTATACGTTGAAAAAGATTCATTCGGTCGCCTCCTGGGCCACCCGGCGCAGCAGCGGCACAATGCCCGAGGCCGGCCAGATGGCCGGTTCTTCGGTAGCCGTAACCAACTCGCAGACAACCAGGCTCATAGCAATGCCGACCACGTCCGACGAGGGCGCGCGGCCGTACTTGGCAAACCAGGCGCGGATAAACTCGGTCTTAACTACCTGTTGCTTGACCGTGAGTCTCGGCATCTAACCCCTCCGGGAAAGTCATCACGACCAGTGCGCGCGCGGTGCCGGGCATCCGCCACAGATAGCCCGCATCGACTAGCCGGTTTAGGTGATAGGTGACACCCGACGTGGACTTAAGGTCACAGCCCGCCATGATCTCCCGATAGCTCGGCGCGACCCGCTCACGGGTCACGTACTCGACCACGTACAGGAGCACACGCAGCGACGTCTCACCCAAAACCTTGTTCACCACTACCCGGCTCCTTTGGCGTGTACCGAATGCGATTGAACCGGCGCGTACAACGGCACTTTTCATGAAGCGGCACCGTTGGCCCCAGCCCCCGGTCAAACTCTTGGCCGTGCAGGGCTCGACAGCGCGGGCAGGGCGGATTAAGCCAGTTGTTGATCTGAGCCGACCAAATCTCGACCTCAATCATGTACCACGGCATTACTTCCACCCCTCCTTGCTCCCTCTCCCAGCGGGAGAGGGCTGGGGAGCGGGAGAAATCACCGCAGACTCACCGGTCGCCACGAACAACTCAGCATCTCTGACCATGCGGTCCAACTCCGCCACCAGCGCCGCGCTTAGTAACCTGTCGTCGTGCACGAGCTGGGTCACGCCGCTTGAGAGCATCACCCGCGCCGTAGCGCTCACCCCCCAGCGCAACCCCCGCTCGATGGGCATGCCGGGCCGCAACTCGTAGCCACACGCGCGGCACTGCTCGAAAAACCACCACGAGTCGCCACCTTCGCCGGAAACGTCCGCCGGCCCACCCGCTCGCTCGTCTCCCCGCGCGCGGACGCGCCGGGCCACGTGCTCGCTGCTATCAACCCTCTGCTCGCCGGCTGCGTCACGCCAATACTGAAAGCGTCCGGTCTCGACCACGGCCAGGAAGTCATTACCCAACCGCGCCTTGTTGGCCGCGTTGAACGTGAAGCCGAACACCTGCCGCTTGTAGCCCTTGCGCAGGGCGTCGGCCAGGCCGGCGCCGACCCCGGTGGCGTCGCACACCACCGCAAACACGTTCCAGTGGCGCAGGTAAGCGAGAAGCCGCGAATACACCGAGGCCTTGCCCGGTCCCTCTTGAAAGTGCCGGCCACCCTGATCAACAAACACGTCAACCGCCTCGTAGACCGGCCCAATCTCGGAAACGTCGCGCTGCAGGCGCACGATGGTACAGACCGTGTAATCGCGCCCCGGGTTGTCTAACTCGTCCGTCGCGCTTTCATCCTGCCCGCCCACGTCGACGAGCGCTGCGTAGACTTCACCCGCAGCCGGGTCACGCTGCCGGCCGTGCCGACCTTGCATCAGCGCCCGGCGCCGGTCGGGGAACAACCCCGCCGCCGTGTCAACCGGCTCATTGTAATATTCGGTCATGATCGCCGGATGATTCCGCCCTTTGAGTTTAACCTGGGCGGTCACGAACGCGCCGTAATGCGGGTTTTCCGCGCCCACCTCGTCGGGGCTGACGATAAACACCCGCCGTCGGCCGTCGGCGGTCTGTAGTCCTTCCAGTTCGGTCTTCTTGCGCCACAGAAAGTCGCCGGTGGTGCGCACGGTCCCCACATAGAGCGCGGTCGCGTTAGTCGAGGCGCGCATGGGCGTATAGCGCCGGTTGATGACCGCCTCCACCTGGTCTTGTGCTTCGTTGACAATCAAGAGCAGGTTAGCGGTCGCGCCCTCGCTGCGCGCTTGCGGATGACCGGAGAAGAAAGCCACCTGGGCCAGGCCCAGGCCGAGCCGGGCCGGGTGCGACTTGCTCCACCAGCGCTCCCCGGTCCACAGGTTTTCCAGGCGATGGCTAAGGCGCGTAATTCCTGTAGCCAGTTGCCCCGATGTGGGAAAGACGTGCACCATGCCCGCCTCCACGCGATGAAAGAGCGTCAAGAGAAAGACGCACAACTGAGCGACCGCCTCGTCCTTGCCGCTTTGGCGCGGGAAGACCCACAGAAATTCGAGACCTCGATTATTAAGGCACGAGTCGACTACGGCGTCAGCCGGGCCGACCTGGTAACTTCGCAACGGCAGCCGGATGACCAGCGCCGAAAAGAGTCGTATGGAGCGAAGAACCGCTTTGACGCGCTTGACCGCATCGCTCAACCACACCCCGCACTCTCACTTAATCATTTGCAGGACTTGCAAGCCCACCTGCAAAATCAAAGCCCCCATGATAACGCGCTGCATCCAAAGCTGCTGGTCTTCCAGGCGCCGCAGACGATACTCGGCCCACACTTCCCAAACCGAATCGGGTTTAGGAATCTCCCCCGCTTCGGCAGGCAAAGAGAAGCGGCGCAGCGACGCCTTGAACCGGCTGGCACCCCCCGGCCCTCTCACAGTTTAATCCCCATCTCGGTTGAAATCTCATCGAGGACCACCCCGATAGCGTCGAGCATCGAGTCAGCCGCTTTGCCGTCTAATGCGCGTTGGTCGCGCAGCAAACGGCCCAGGCGCGACGCCATCTGAGCATGCAGGGCGAACAGGCCGGCGACCTGGGTGGCGTCCATACAATCGTCAATCATTGCCGACAACCGGCCCACCTTTCTTTGTAGGTCGGCCACCAGGTCAGCGATGGAGTGAATCGGCACCACCACGTAGGCGCCATGAGTGAGCCGGTTTTTGTTGCCCGGCGGCGCGCCAACCAGGCCACTGTGAGCCGCACAGCGCGGAGGCTCCACATTGCGCATGGCCCACGCCCGGCAGGGTGCGCCGTCGGCCTTGAGCGCGCCACAACGCCGCTGTGAAACGACCAGAGCCGGCAACCCGCCACCTCAATTAAACGCCCGGCTCAGTACGCGGGCCGCAATCCGCACCGAGCCGGGCAAAAGGAGGAAGCCACCCCTCCGCGAGGGGCAAAAAAAACTGTTCGAACCGCGCACCCTATACACTCAACACGTCCCAGGTTGCGGCCCGAACAGTTGTTCTATGTTGATTTTATCACGGATAGGGGGGAGAGTCAAGCGCCTCGACTTCGAGAGCCAGGACCTCAACACGCCCATTTTTCGGAACCGAGCATGGCCCACGCCCATGCGGGCTGCACTCAGCCACATCGACCCACACCCACACGAACCGGACCGCGCGCAGGCCGCGCGCAGCGAGCCAGGCGGGAAGGTCCCACAGGTCAAGACCCTTGACAGGGAGAGGGGGAAGGGGTTTATTCATGGGTTAGCTCCTTGGTCAGCCACGCGAGGCGCTGACCGTTGTTAAGCCCCTTGAGCGGGGCGACGACCTCGCAGCCCAGCGTAGCCAGGCGCCGGCAGATGTATTTGCCATAGCGCTCATCCCCGCCGTAGAAGGCGACGACGTCGCCGGCAGCCAAAGCGCCTTTGACCACGAGCTGGCGGACCTGGTCAAAGGCAAAAGCGCGCCGATATCGGGCCTTGAGAGCAGCGCGCTCGACTGTCATGGTCAAGACCTCAAATCCCCGACGTCGCGCATGGGCCTGGGCCTTGGAGGCGATGACCTGCCCCGGCCCATCGGCCGGGCCCGCCATCTCGACCAGGGCCAAATGGCGAATGGGCCGGCGCGCCGACTTCGCCAAGACAAGAACCGGCTCGCTGGAGGGACCCTCTTGGCCCAAGCGCGCCTTGAGCACATTGCGAAACCGCGAACCACGCGCCGGCACGTCGGCCCGGTCAACAAGCGAAAAGCCCATGGCCATGGCGAGCGTGAGATTGTCCTCGACCACGGCGACCGTGCGGCCGTCCCTGATTACGTCCTTGACAATCAAAACCAAATTCCTGCCCGGGACCAGAACGCGCCACGCTTCGCCGTAGACCTGGCGCATGGCGCGCAAGTATGACTCGTAGACGTGGATATTGCCAATCTGCTGAGGATGCAGCCCATAGGCGGTGCCGTGCTCATTCAATCGCGCGTCGGCTACCAGGTGGGTCCGGTTGCAGTCCCAATTCGAAAAGGTATCGAAATAGGGCGGACTGGTCAGCACCAGGTCAACCGACAAATCAGCGATCGGCAGCCGGCCGGCGTCCCACTGGCAGCCCAGGCCAGGCGAGGCCAAGGCAAAAAGGGACTGGTGACCCAGGCCGGCCGCGTTATCGCGCAGCAGACTCGCCCACTGTGACTCGACGTCGCCGGCGACGACACGCCGGCCGGTGAGCGAGCCGACGAACACCGAGCCGGTGCCCGCCATCGGGTCAAGGACCAAATCGCCGGGATCCGTGTAGGTGTCGAGCAGAGCCTGCACCAGGTTCAAATTCGCTTTGCCATGGTGCGAGAATGACCGCTCGTCGAACAACTTCGCGCGCTGGTA